TTGCTGTCCACACTGTCGTGAATACACCGCTGACCGCGTTCCATACTGTCGTGATAATATTCTGGATCGTCTGCAATGTCGTCTGTATCTTCGTGCTTATCGTGTTCCAGACATTCGACACTGTCGTGCTGATTGCTGTCCACACTGTCGTGAATACACCGCTGACCGCGTTCCATACTGTCGTGATGATATTCTGTACAAACGTGATTGCTGTCTGTATCTTCGCGCTGATTGCATCCCAGATTGAAATGATTGTATCTTTGCAGTTCTCCCAGATAAATCGGAACGGAACTGTCAAGATTTCAAATGCTGCGCTGAAGAACTCTGCAATCGCCATAATAACGACTGTGATCACGTTCTTGATTGTTTCAAAGACTGTTGATACAAAGTCCCTGATTGTCGTGAATATGTTGCTGACTGTGTTCCAGATTCCTGTCAGTACGTCTGAAATTGTCGTGCTGACTGCTGTCCATGCTGTTGTTACTGTGTTCTTTATTCCGTCAAGTATACCTGTGAAGAACGATACAATGCCGTTCCAGATGTTTTCAAAGGTTGTCTTGATGCTATTCCATACTTCATCCCATGAAGTACCAAATAAGCCCAGAAAAGCGTCAGCAACGTCCTTGATTGTGTTCAGAATATTGCTGATATATTCTTTCAGCCCATTCCATACGCTTTCAAATATTCCTTTTACTGCATCCCAAGCCCCTGACCAGTCGCCTGTGAATAACGACACGAACAAATCAAACACGCCTGTGATCACATTCAGCGTTGTTTCAATAATGTTCGCAATATTATTGAACACGCCTTCGATGATCGGTGCTAACAAATTACAGAAGCCTTCCCAGATTGCCTTGACCACTTCCCCGAAGTTTTCAAAATCAAAACCCAGCGAATTGAGCTTGTCAGTGATGTGCTGTCCGAACTCTGTGAACACTGTTTTGATTCTGTCCCAGATTTCCGTGATCTTGTTCCTGAAGTCTTCGTTCGTGTTCCACAGTGTCACTATGACTGCCGTGATTGCTGCGATCGCCGCGACCGCAATTCCGACTGGCGATGTGATCGCCGCAAGCGCGCCTTTCAGGACAGCCATGCCGCCTGTTGCTCCTGACGCTGTTGTTCCCATTGCCGCCAGCTTGCCAACAACTTTTCCGATCCCTGATGATAGCTGTCCAGATACGCTGATAGCTTTTCCGACTATCGTCAGCAAAGGACCGATCGCAGCCACAACGCCTGCAATCTTCAGGATCGTTTCTTGCTGCTGTGGGCTTAATGCTGCGAACTTGTCTGCAAGTTCGCCAATCTTCGCCACTGCCTTTTCCATGAATGGAAGCAGTGCATTTCCCACAGTTATTCCAATATCTTCCAGCTTCGACTTCAGCTGTGTCAGTCTTCCCAGTAAATTGTCCTGCATTGTTGCCGCCATGTCGGATGCAGTGCCGTCACAATTCTGCAATGCTTCAGCATAGTCACTGAAGGACATTCCGCTTGCAATCGCTTCATCTGACAAGCCAGACATGATTGTTTGCAATGCTGAAAACTGATTCGTTCCTGCGATTGTCTTTGCAAGGTTCGCTTGCTGTTCGTCTGTCAGGTTATTCCATACGCCGCGCACTCCTGTCAGTATGCTTGACAGGCTGTTCATGTTGCCCTGCGCATCGTACACTTCAACACCATACTTCGCCAGTTCGGTTGCACAGCCTTTTGTATCTGTCGCAAGCCTTGTCATAATAGCGTTCAGGGCTGTTCCTGCTTCGCCGCCTTTAACGCCAGCGTTCGCCATTGTCATCAAGACTGCTGTTGTTTCTTCCACCGAATAGCCCATTGAAGCCGCTGTCGCAGCGCAGTTTTTATATGCTTCTCCAAGTGCTTCGGTTGTTGTGTTTGAATGGCTCATTGCGTAAGCCATTTCGTCTGCGAATTTTCCTGCGTCCTTTGCCGATAGTCCGAACGCTGTCAGATAGTCTGTGACGATGTCTGAAGCTGTTCCCAAGTCCATCGCGGATGCTGCTGCCAGATTCAGGATGCCGCCAATGCCTTCCAGCATGTCATCCGTCTTCCAGCCTGCAAGTGCCATATATTCAAACGCTTCGCCTGCTTCGGTTGCTGAATACTTTGTATCACGCCCCCACTGACGCGCTGATTCTGTCAGCTTGTCAGTTTCTTCCGCTGTTGCTCCGCTGATTGCCTGCACTTTTGACATCTGCTGTTCAAAGTTTGCTGCAACCGTTACCGATGCCGCTGCCACGCCGCCGATCGCGGTTGTGACCTTCATCATGTGCTGTCCTGCTGTTTGCACTGCCTGTCCGACTTTTCCAGCCTTTTCCGCGTATTCATCGAACTTCTGGCGCGCAAGTTCCGCATTGACATCACGAAGCTGTACTTCCATGTTCGCAAGGTCAGCTTCAGCCTGTGTGACTGCTGCCCCCTGCTTCTTGACTGCTGCTTCATACTTTGTTGTTTGTGCTTCGGTTGTTGCCAGCTGCTTTTCTGCTTTGTCCAGTTCTGTTTTTAATTTCTTTGTTTCTTCTGAATTTTCGCCAGTCGCTTCCTTGCTTTCCTCATAGGCTCTTGACAGTTCTGCGACTTTTGTCTTCAGTTCTTCGCTTTTTTTCTTGTTGTTGTCCAGTCGTGTTGTCAGCGTTTCATAATGTGTCTTACAATCCGCGACTTTTGTCTTCTGGACATCCATTTTCTGTGTAAGTTCGCTGATCTTCGCCTTTAGCGCGTCAGATTTCGTGCCGTACAGTTTGGCATTCGCAGCAGCAAGACTGTACTGTGACGACAGTTCTTTCATGCTTGCAACCGCCGCTTTCATAGCCGACTGATATTCTGACATCGAAGCGCCGATCTTGATTGATGCCTGCGCCATGTATGCACGTTCCTTTCATCACTTTTCGTTGATGGTCTTGATCTCGAACGCCACATGATCCAAAAGGCTCATAATATCCGACTTCATAACATTTGAAAGTGAATCGTTCAGCCCTTTTATACACAGCTTTACAACCCTGTCCACATTGTCGCGGCACACTTTCCAGATGTTTTCATCGTCCAGCTGCTTTTCAGCTTCGTTGTAGCCGTTTTCTTCGTCATAATCATCGAATGCTGACTTCTCCTGTTCGACTTCATCTGGTCTGTTTGGGTTTAATTCAAGGAACTTCGGTGTGATGATGTCCTGCATCACAAAATGAATCATCTTTGCTGTTGCCAGCTGTTCTGCGACATCTGCCTTCAGCACTTCCCTTTCAGATATACCGAAGATCATTTTCATAATTGCTGCATTGAATTGAAATGCAGATGCAACATCATCGCCGTTGTTCTTTTCCATAAGTTCTGTATATGCTCTGTACTTTTCAACCGATACTGACGCGCATATATATTCTTTTTCATTGCACGTCAGCGTCAGTTCGGGTATTATTTGCCACTTGTAAAATTTTTTTGTAGCTTCTCAACCTTTCCGTTGACTTCATCGCCCAGCGATTCTTCGATCAGTGCAAATTCCATGATGATTGCTGCAACTCCCAGCCCTGTTTCCTTGTCCTTCAACTCGTCAACAGTGAACTGGTTGCCGTAAACCATGCAAATGCAGTCCAGCATCTTTCGGAACTGTTCTGCGGTGTAAAGTCCGCTTTTCTTTTCAGTTCCCATGATGTCGTCCCTAACCTCCAAATATTCCATATAGGTGTCAACGTCCATCTTTGGCATTTCATATTCTTTGCCGTTTATAATTAACTTTCTTTTCATTGTGTTTGCCCTCCTATTATTCTTTTACGCCGCTTCTGCTGGCTCTTGTACCTTTTCGAACCAGTTTTTGATTGCTGCTGCTGCGTCCGTGTGTTCTGTCAGAAGGTTGCTTTCGTCAACCTGTGTTTCAAAGTTTCCATCACATGCGCGTTCGTAGAAACTGCCCTTCAGCGTTGCTGTCTGTGTTGTGACCTTGTCTTCCTGTGTCTGATAGTTGTCGTCATATCCCTGACCGAATGTTCCGACATAAAGCCATACAAATTCATACTTGCCATTCAGCTTCTTTGCTCTATATCCGACAGCGACTTCAGGTGCTTTGTCGTCCTTGTTTTTCACAAGCCAGCCATTCTTGTATAAATGACCGAACAACATTGCTTTGTCCTGCGGTGCAAGCGAATTGACTTCAAACTCCACGTCTGTTCCTTCGTAGGTTTCAACTGTGTCCTCCACTCCATCATCGCTGTAAATCTTTTCAACGCTGAATTTATCAGACACTTTTCCTGAAATAGCACGCGCAAGTTTGACTGGTGTGCCTGCTGCGTATGCTGTCGCATCGTTCTGTGTTACTGGTGCGACATAAATGTCACGAAACGACTTTGTTCTTGATCTGATGATCTGCTTTCCTGCTTCACTCATTCTTCTTCGTCCTCCTGTTCTGCTTCTTCTGCCGCCATGAATCTTGCGGCATTCATAAATATTTTTGTATCTGTTTCAAGATTGTCATTTGCGCCCATGAATGCGAATCCTGCCTTTTTCATAAGTCGCCTGATTCTCTTTTTTAACCTGATTTGATCTGTACTTGACCAGATGCACACTTGCACTGCTGCAATCTCGACTTCTTCGTCATCGTCCGAATGTTCGCCGCCGTAGTCCCCCAGATTCCACACAGTCACATGCAGTCCCTTGATGTCTGCGTCATACCAGCCCTGCTGCACTGTGATTCCTTCTGCTTCCAGCACTTCAAGCGCATCCAGTGTCTTCTTCACAATGTCCATGTGTCATCCTCCCAGCTTTTCATTCAGCAACTTCTGATATTCCTGATCAGCTATTGTGTCCCACTGTCCGCGGCATTCTTCCATTGTGTTGTACAAGAAGTCTTGTGGGGGCTGCTTTGTAGTCCCCCATTCAACAAACTTCATGTAAAACCAGTTTTCTGCATCGCCCAGAAGTGTCCAGCCGACTTCGCCGCCCTTTGTTGTCACTTTCGTGGGGATATTATCCGCAGCATGTCCAGAAGGTCTGTATCCCTTCTTTCCTGACTTTGAATTGTCTGCCGACCTTGCCATAACTGCCTTCATTCGTGGTTCGGTATAATCAACAGAACGCTGGAATATCTGCTTGTTTGTTTTTCTGATTTCCGAATCGCTTGCAAGTGTTTCCAGTTTGTTTTGAAGTTCTTTCAGCCCTTCAAATTCAAAAGTCACTTTCATGCTGTGTCCCTCCCTTGTGTCATAATCTGACACTTATGTTGTGCGGTTCGCTTTCAACTGCACATATTGCCTGTCGTTGTTCCTGAAGTCCCTTGCAAATATGTTGTATCTTTCCCCTTCGTATTCCACAAAGTAGTCCTTCAGGTATGCTGCTATCTCTTTGACCTTTTTGCAATACCTGACCTTGTCAAACACGATTGTGTCTTCCAGTCTGATTTCTATTGCCTTGTACAGTTCTTTTCCGTAAAGGCTGCCGATCTCGCACCAGCATTCGTGATACAAGATCGGTTCTGCTTCCACTCGCCTTCCATCAACTTTCCCATACTGATATTTGTATATTTTGATCCTTGCGCTTGACATATCACTTCAACCTTTCTTTCAACATCATCGACTGCACCGCGAATCTGACTTTGTCGTCTGTTGGTGCTGTTCTGTCCCTGTTGTCGTAGGCTTCTTTGACGTACATGCAGATCAATAACTTCTGGCGGTTCGTGAGTGCTTCAGGATTGAAGTCTTTGATCAGGTCTGTCATTTCTTCCAGCACTGCTGCATAAATCAGTTTGATCACTTCATCGTCATCGTCATAGTCGATACGACAATATGCCTTCAGTTCTTCCAGTTCCATGTCTTTTCCTCCCTTCCTGAAGCCTGTTGCCATTAGCCAGCAACCTGAACTGTGATTTCTCCCTTGATGACTGCTTCTTCATCGAATGCCTGCACATCGAATCTGTCACGCACCTTGATTCCTGTCTGGTCTTTCGCCCATAAATCGCCAGCTTCGGTTGAAAGTTCGATGCTGATCTTCTCGCGGTCAAATAAAGTGATTGCTTCCTTCAAGTCGCCCATATAAAGTGGGTACTTGTACGCTGACACGTTGCTTCCGTCTGACTTAACTTCGACATTCTTCAAAACTTTGTTGCTGACCTTCTTGATCGGATATACACCAAAAAGAAGCAGCTTTGTTTTGTCTGTGACATCTGGCTGCAAAATGTAGTCGCCACGTTCATCCTTTAATGTGTCAAGATAGTTGAATCCTGACTGGTTTGTCAGAGCGATTGAAGACGCTGCAATCGCTGGATCAAGTGTCACATTGAAGACTGTCTTCAGATCGTCCACAGTGCTGATTGCAACTTCTTTCGTGTTTGTAATCTCTGCAAGTTTCTTCAGGATCGCAGCGTTTCTTGTGGCTCTTGACTTCTTCGCGATCCACTTATTCAGGAAGCCCAGAATGTTTTCTGCTGTGTCCTGAAGAAGTTCGCGTGTTACTTTCAGGATGCCGCCCTTCTTACCGATCTTGTACTTGATCTGTCGCAATTTCGGTGTTTCTTCCTCTCCGAACTCTGCTGCTTCATCTACATCGTCCCATGGTGTTGAATCTGCATCTTTTTCAAGCACTCTGCTTCCTGATAATGTGCTGACAGGCTCAACATTGACATACTGTTCAAGGTCGTCATCTGTCCTTCTTAATTCGTGAATGTCTGTCTGAATGTCCTGTGGGACTGTGAAGCCGCCGTCCTCGTCTGTCTTCTCCGACATTGCATCCATGATCTTCTTGTCTTTCTCGTCCATTTTTGTCTTGCGCATTCCGCAAACAATACGATTGACAAATGCACGCGCGATGTCTTTCTTTGAAGGTGCTTTGTCCTTGCCTTCAGCCTTTGTTGCTTCGTCCTTGTCAATCTGGTCTTTGATGTCCTCGTCTTCGTCATCCTCTAAGTCCATAAGGATGTTGAAACGATCCTGCATGTCCACAAGTTCTGCCTTCGCTTCCTTTGCTTCCTTTGTCTTTCCCTCATTCACAAGGGCTTTGATCGCGTTCTTCTTGTCATTGATTTTCTTCAGTAACGCTCTTGCTTCTTTGCTCATTGTTTTTCCTCCGTTTTCTTAAATTCCATACATGTACAGATCGCCCAGAATTTCTTCTGTTTCGTCTGCCTGCTGCTGTCTTGCTTCGATGTCTTCAGCTGTTTCAGTCTTCATTCCTGCTGGCGCATGTTTGAATCTGCCTATCATGTAGCCGACACATGCTGCGACTGCTTCCGCTGATTCATCCACTTTGATGTTGAAATAGTCTGAAGCGCGACACTCTGATGCTTCGCTTTCTGACATCCATGTTTCTTCATTGATCAGTTCTTCAAGCTGGTCTGCTGTCACGCCTTCCTTTGCTTTTGTCATGTAGATGTCTGTGATCATCTGCTGACAGCTGTCAAGCTGGCTTATAACCGCCGCGAAGTCGTCTGCATTGCCCCACGCCATTGTCAGCGGCTTGTGAATCATAATCTGTGCGCCTGTTGACACAACAATGTCATCGCACGCCATAAGGATCACGGATGCGATTGACGCTGCAATTCCGTCCACAATGCCTGTGATATGTCCTTTGTGGCGTTTCAAAATGTTGTATATGCCAATTCCTGCGAATACATCGCCGCCACAGCTGTTGAAGTACACTGTCAGTTCTGCATTGTTGTCAATGCCGTTCAGAAAGTCTGTGATGTCCTGTGGACAGGTGTCTTCTGATGTCCACTTGTCCCACGCCGAAGATACAATGTCGCCGTATATGTACAGTTCAACGCCGCCTGCTGCCGCGTCTTTGATCTGCATGAAGCCGACATTTTCAATCGTTCTTTTCGCTCGATTTCTTCTTGTGAAGTTCATTTTCTTCGCCATCGTCTTCCCCTCCTTCCTGATCGGTGTCAGGTTCATTCGTTTCGGCTGTTTCCTGCTCCTGTTCATCCTGATCCGTATTTTCGCCGCCTTCTGTGTTTGGCTCATTTATAGGATTGTCAGGATCGCTGTCTTCTTCAGTGTCCTGTTCTTCAGTTTTGTCATATGCTGCCCCGACTTTCGTCAATGGCACATAAGTTCCATTGACAATCAATGTGTCGCCGCCTTCCATATCCATCAAATCAAGTTTTCTTCTGGCTTCGTTTACTGTTTCGATGCCATTGTTGATTCCTTCTTTCAGGATTTCCATTTGCGTTTTGCTGTCGGTACGAAGCAGCACTTTTTCATTCATTTTTAAGTACAGCCCTTCTTCCACTTCGTCATCCGATAATAGCTTGTAGTTCACTTCTTCTTCGTACTGCTTCAGCACAAAAAGCATCGTGTCCACATAGAATGACAGCTGCTGCATTTCTGAATTGCTGTATGATGATTTTTCATAATCGTTGATCTGGTTCGGTTTAATTCCGAACGCTGCTGCGATCTGAAGTGCTGAATACTTTTTCAACTCAACAAACTGTGAATCTGTTAGCTTAATGTCCAGCGGTGTCAGCTTCATCCCCAGCGGCACAGGAAGAATCTTGCCTGTGTTCTGGCTTCCTGCTCCGAAGCGTTCAAAAGTCTGTCGCAGCTTTGCGGCTGCATCTTCATTCAGTTCGCCTGTGTATTCCAGCACCGCTTTTGCTGTCAATCCATTTTTATATAGATTGTTCAGGAAGCGTTGTGATTCAATCACGCCTTCGACTGTCTGCTTCAGGATGTATTGCACTGGAAGCCCGACTATTCCGTTCAGGCAATGCGAAGTCTTGAAGTGCAAGACATCTTCTGTCCTGAATATGTACTGTTCGCCCGAATATTCATCGCTGTACAAATACCAGATTTTTCCCTTTCCTGCGAAAATGCCTTTGTCGTCAATAATGATCTGCACCCTGTCTGACGGCATGATCCACATGTCCAGTGCTTTGTATTCGCCGCCGTATTTCTTGCGCTTGAACTTCCTGCGTACATAGACATAGGCGTTCCCATAATGGTTTCTGTTCATTTCCACGGCGTTCCAGAAGGTTGTCGGTGTCATAAAAGGGTTCGGACGTTGCTTCATAAGCCTTGCAATGTCGTTGTCTATCGGCTCACTGATGCCCTTGTTTGTCTTCTGGTAAAGTTTCCACGGCATTTTTGCGACTGTTTCTGACATCATTTTCAAACAAGTGAAGTATGTCACGTCTGATGTCGGCTTCTTGCTTTCACTGTCGCGCTTAATTCCAACCCATTCCAGAAATGATTCATCATTCAGCGTTGCTGTATCTGTTTCAATATTCATTCCGAATGCTTTCATAATTCCTTTGTTCAGTGTTTTCCACATGTTCAACCTTGCGCACCTCCCTTCTGTCGCAATTTCTCTGTGCCTGCAAACCAAATATCAAGGTATCTGTTGACATCTGGCTTGATTTCGCCCTTCATTGCCATCATCCATGCGTCAATAATTGCATCCACGATGTCAATTCGTTCTGTCGTGTATTCCTTGTCAATCTTGATTTCTCCGAAGCTGTTCGATGTCGTCTTCGCGTTTGCAATAGACCACTTCATTGCTTCGTTTCCGTCATGTTCGACATGTCCTGCTTCCAGTTCCAGTCGGAAGTCCACTGTCGGATCGTTCAATTCTCGCGCTGACTGTTTGACAGCAATGCTGTCGAATCCAAGTGCTTCCAAATCTGTCAGGAATGCGGAAGCATTGTGCGGATCGTAACAAATCCACTGTACATCCAATTCATACAGCTTCACGATCTTCTTCAGGTACGCAATAATGTACTTGTAGTCAGTTTTTACACCGCCCATTGTTTCAGTCACTTCGACCAGTCCTTGTCTGATCCATAGGTCATAAGGTACGCGGTCAGTCTTGATGTGTTCTTCAACCCTTCGCTTCGGAATGAAGCTGTGTGCGTGTACGAAGTAGCATTTGTCTTCGCCTTGCATGAATGGGATCACGATTGCGATTGATGTCAAGTCGCCGCCTGATGACAGATCAAGTCCGACATAAGCCTTCTGACCTCTGAAGTCAGCCAGTGTCTTCTTGACTGCTGCCCTTGTCCAGACATCCATGTCCTTGATATAGACATCATTCGTCCACTGAATCCACATGTTGAGCTGCTTGACGATGAAGTCGCGCAGTGTTGATCCTCCCATTTCCTTCGCTGTTGCAGCAATCGGGATCATGTTCTGCAATGCGTCCCTGTCATATTCCAGAATCGGGTTTGCCTTGATCCAGTTTTCAGGTGTCCACATATCGTCAGATTCATTCATCTGTGCGATGTAAATGAACTGTGAATCATTGCTTGCAACACCCTTCAGAACTTTCACACAGTATTCATATAGCGCAAAGCACGGCGATTTCAGGTCAAATCCTGCTGTCGTGATCACGCTGATCAGTGCCGACTTCATTTTCTTGATGCCGCCTTCAAGCAGCTTGTACATCTGATCGTCTTTGTGTGCGTGGTATTCATCCACAATCCCCAGATATGGTCTGAAGCCGTCAATCGACTTCGTGTCGCCTGACAGTGCCTTGATCTTGCTGTGTGTGATCTTGCAGTCAATCGTTGAATTGTGTTCGTGAATCTTGAAGCACTCTGACAAATCGCTGTCAGAATTTATGAACTTCACAATTTCGTTGAAGACAATCATTGCCTGATCTTTCTTTGTGGCTGTACAGTAAACCTGACCATATTTGTACTTGTCAAAATTGCCGTAATAAGCCGCCAGAATACCATTCAGGAATGACTTGCCGTTCTGTCGTCCCAGCTGTATGTAACTGGTTCTGAATCGTCTGTGATGTCCGTCTTTAGTTCTCCATCCGTTCAGGCTTCCCAGAATGAAGCACTGGAATGGATATGCCGTCACTGGCTGTTCTTCTTCGCCTTCCGCAATAGTCAGTGTTTCAGCGAAGTCAATGATCCTTTCTGCTTCTTCAACATCAAAGTAATAGCGATATGGCGCAGCTTCAGCCGCTTTCATGTCGTCTATGTGTCTTTGACATGCTGCTTTGACCAGATCGCCAGCAACAATCTTGTCCGCAAGGACATCCAGCGCGTATTGTGTAGTTCTATCTGTTGTCATGCGTTCGCCTTATGCGAATTTCGCGAACTTGTTTTCTTTCGGTGTTTCCTTGTCTGCTTTTGGCACTACAAGGCGACAGCGGCTTGACACTGTCAGTCCGAAGTCCGCAGCCCCCTGACGACACTGCTTGAAGTATCTGTCTTGAAGTAGCGCAAGTCTTTCCACTTCTCCGTTCACGACTTCTTTTCTGATCTTCACTGGCTGTCCGTATTCGTCCAGCTGCTTTGTTGCGATCTCAATTTCCACCATGATCGGCTGTCTGTTCAGTTCTTGCGTGACTGCGATGTATTTTTCTTGCGCGATGACCAGTCTTGCAAGCGCATCAACATCAAGGTTTGATATAAGGTCAATCGCACGAAGTTCCTTCACGATTTTCTTGAAGGTTCTTTTCTGTGTCGGCGATAAGTATTGCGGTGCTGTCACTTTATCCGCAGCCGCTTTCACTTCTGTTCGCTGACGTTCTTCAATTTCTGCTTTTGTCAGGTGTTTTTTGCCTTTTGCTTGTACCAGCGCGATCGGCTGTCGTTGTCCTGCCATTCTTCTGCGACCTCCCTTCTTTGCTGGTTTCCTTGCGGTGTGTCAGAATCTGACACGCACCCTTTTTCGGATGCCCTGATCTGGATTTTCCGTGGGGAGTTTTCTCCACGGAAAAGGGGAAGCGCGACTAAATAAACTTAACCCGATACTTTTTCATACTCCCCCTGTCGCCTTCCAGTGGCGTTCTATCAGGTCATACAACATCTTTTGTGTCGCTTTTTTTGTCTGTTCATCCTTGCTGTACAAGGCTTCAATGATTCCATGGCTGTGATTGCTCAATGGGATCAGATTGGTTGCATCAAGTCGTCTGTTCCAGTCGTCTTCAATAGGTGTGATATGATGCACCATGTCAGCTGTCTGTATTACATGCAGCACATAGAAGGCATATATATCAACGCCATCAAACCGCCTGATTGTTTCGGCTCTTGTCTTTCTCCACTCACTTGATACATAGAAGGCTGCTGTCTTCTTGTTTCTTCGGTGTTTGTTGTATTCCATGTGTCTTGACTGCTGCCCTGCTGCCTTCGCTGCACAGGCTTCACATTCAGCTATATTCTGCGGTATTAAAGCCCCACATCTGCACTTGTGAAATAACAAACCCTTGCACCACCTTCCTACTGCTGCATATGCTTCATATAGCCGTCTGTATAGGCTCTATATGCAGCCGCTTATATATGCCCCTTATATACGCCCTATATATGCGCCCCTGTCAGGTATGCCCCTATATAAAGCCTTGTTTTTATGCTTCCTGTGGATGCCCTTATATAAGCACCCACATTCCGCAAATAAGAGGGCAGAAATGCAATAAAAAAGACCGATTCAACACTTCTGTGCTGTTTCGGTCTTTCTGTACAACATTTCACGATACTATTTTACTTTAGGATGTCCCCTATAAAAACCCTCACTTTTCCCACGCTTTTCCCATGCTTTCGTTGTCGTTTCCCTCGAAAAAAGCCTTTTTCAGATCGCCTTTTTTAAATTCCGTTAATTCCGAATAATTTGACAGACATTTTCTTCAAAATCGCCTTGCACCAGTTTGAAGGGCTGTTTTTTCCACAATCAAGCTGATCCGCAATTTCTTCAAAGGTCAGTCCGTCAATATAGTGCATTCTGAACGCTTCATACTTGTACAATGTGCCTTCTTTCCTGCTTTCGGTTTCCAGTTCGGTCAATGCCCTGTCAATGTTAATAATCATCATCGCTGTGACCATTTTCGCTTCCTTGACAGATTTCAGCTTCGCATTTTCGCCCTTCAGGACGCTGTATGCCGCTTCTGTGACTTCTTCTTCCTCCGTAATTGCATTATTGATGTATTTTTTCAAATCTATGTATGATTCCATCAATCTTCGTGTGTTATACAGTGTTTTTTTCTTCTCTGCTCTCTTTTCTTCAATTTTGACTTCAGCAAACGCCTTCCGCACCGCGATCCTGATTGCTTCCGTCATGTCCTGCTGCGTTTCATCGCTATTTTGCACATTGCACACCTTCTTTCTACTTTTTAGGCTTTCGCCTTTCATTCCTTCTGACTTTTTCAATCGCCTTCGCCCTGATCATCGGCATTCCTTTCATTTTGCGTCTGTTATTGCTGATCAGCTCTTTTCGCAACTGCAATCCTGTCCATTTTGTCTTCCTGAATGCTTCTGTGATTGCTTTCCCTACCTGTTCAAACGCTGGCTTCAACTTTTCAAACGCTTCCGTGATACTCTTTACCATTTTTCTTCCTGTTTCCTGCACCCACTTTGCTGTCGATTCAAGCAGCACTTCGACTTCTTCTTCAGGAAGTCCGCTGTATTCCGATACAGCTTTGATCGTTTCTTCTTTTGTCCATTCAGGATCAATCTTCAGTCCTCTTGTGACTGCTGCCAGTTTCATCACATCTGCACTGATGTTTCTTTCTGCTTTCGGCTGTTCTGTCGTTTCTTCTGGTTCGGGTTCTTCCACGACTGCTGCCCTGACAGCTTCCTGTCTGTCTTCCGCAATCAATTCCTGTGTGCGTTCTGCAATTTTCTCTGACAGATCGTCTTTTTCTTCCTCCTGTGGCTTCGCACGCTGTCCCACAAGCCTGTTTTTTATCTTTGTTGCATATTCCTTCAGCTTCATGTCTTTCACTCCTTCCTGCGCCTTTATGTAAAAGGCAAATCGTCAACGCCGTCTGGTATGTTCATAAAACCATCGCCGCTGTCTGGTGCTGGCTGTGGTCTTGACTGGTTGTCGCCTGCTGCCGCTTTACTTTCCGCAAACTCGACCGATTCCACAACAACTTCCGTTGTGTAAATCTTGCGACCTTCTTTGTTTGTATAGCTGCCAGTCTGAATGCGTCCTTCAATCACAAACTTTGTCCCCTGCTGTCCGTACTTCTCCATGAACTGTCCTGTCTTTCCGAATGCCACACAGGAAATGAAGTCAGCTGACTGTCCTTCCTGATCTCTCTGGACTCTCCTGTCAACCGCAAGTGTGAAGCGCGATATTGCCATAGGCTCTGCGCCTTCTGTATATCGTGTCTGTACATCCCTTGTCAGTCTTCCCATCAATATGACCTTATTCATTCTTCTTTGCTCTTTTTTGCTCTTTGATTCCTTTGACTGCTGCCTTGATTATCTCTGCAACAATCAGGATGATCAGTGCTGTCAGGACTGCAATGAATCCCAACTGCAATATAATCACGATAATTCCACCCAGACTGCTGATCGCCTGTTCAATCCATATACTTCGCATGTTTTTTCTATCTCCTTCGGTTCATAATGTCTTCATAAAGTTTCTTGTATGTGTTGCGCTCCGTTTCAAGCCGTATGATGCAATCGTGTTCACTTTCAACCACTGTATCGCCGCTGTGTGTTGCCCCCCCCGATTGATTTTCGACATATTCCTTCGTGTCTGCTCCTGCATCCAGTTTCAATGCGATTTGAAGCGCAATGTCGATCTGCTGCATTTCTCTGTCTGTCACACTTCCGATCCTGTTATTCAATCTTTCAACACTGACTGTTGTCGGCTGTTCGCACAGTGCTTCAGATACCCTTCCAGTCGTTCTGATCGTCACATGCGTTGACATGTCCTTCTTCGGCTGTGATGTCAGGAACACAACGACCACATCACCGCTGTGTTTGTTCAGGAAGTCAGCTGATACAATGACCGCTGGTCTGTCCTTCCTGATCTCGTTTCCTCTCTGCCCTCTGTTGTTATTGATATAATACACATCGCCGCGTCTGACATCGAACTGCTGCTGTTGTCTTGTAAAATGTTCGTACATGCTTTTTATTCCTCCGTATATTCTCCATATTTTTCCTTCAGCATCTTTGCGCGTGCCTGAATGTCGTCTGCAAGTTCTCTTTCCTTGTCTTTGTAAGTCTGCGCTCTTGCTGGCTTTCTTGCCCTGATTGCGTTCTGGATTGCTGTCTGGTACTGTCTGCGCTTCTGGACTGCTATGCGCTGTACTCTGTCCATAATCGTGATCGTGTAATGTGCGCCGCAGATCGGGCATTCATAATACTGTTCGATCACATCATCCCCATGTTCATCCTGCGTGATCACTTTTTTCTGAATCTCTATCATGTCAGGTGTGAATGTCGCCGCGCATTTATCGCATATTATTTCATTCATGTCGATTCCCCTTTCTGCTGTTTATGCCTGCTGAATCTTAATCATTTTCAGCAAGAATCTTGCTGACAGTTCTTCTTCTTTCTCTTTTCTTTCCTCTCTTGTCATGCCTTCCTTGTCGTCAAGTTCTGCAATCTCGTCCAGAATGTCTGCTGCTTCTCTGAACGTCTGTGCCATTTCCTTAATATCGTCTTTTGCCTGCATGTCCTTTTCCTCCTATGCTCCATAGTCCATGACTGGATTGTCAATGTAATCTGCTGCGACTGCTGCCGCTTCCTGAAGCGTTTCTGCTGCTTCTCCCAGTCCTAAAATACAATAGCCGTCTTCAAGTCCTGTGAAGTCTTCCAGCATGTACACAATTTTCTTTGTGATTGTTCTGCCTGTCGTTGTTCCGTCCTTATACTCATGTAGCACGATTGTGTCGCCTTCTTTATATCCGCGGTCATTCTTTCGCAATTCAAATGTCTTGCGCCCTGTTTTGACATCATCAAAGAATGTTGTCCCCAGTTTCACATCATGCACTTTCTTTTCCTGTTGTGAAGGAAGCTGCTGCATCTTTTCTTCGTCTGCCTTCTCGCGAAGTTTCTTTGCTGTTTCTCTGTCAATCGCGTCCTGTTCTTCGCTGTATCTTTCTTCTTCAGTCTTTTCGGCTTCTGCCTTGTTGATGTACTGATCGCAGCTTTGACATGTTCCTGTCTTCACATTGCAGTCTGAATATCTCTTGCAGCTATAACACAGCGATGTGATGCTTTCAGGGTGTGCATCTTCCCATTCGCCTTCGTCCCCTGCGTCCTCTGCATCGTCTTCAGGTTCTTCAATCTCTTCTGTCTCTGCGAACTGGTCAATGTTCATTTGACCTTCAATCTGTTCTGCTGCTGCCTTTTCTTCCTGTTCTTGCTTGATCTCTTTCACTTCCTTGTAGGTCAAGCCGTTTTCCTGATGGCGTTCCAGCATTTCTGCTTGTGTTTCTTCATTCATTCCGCTGATCATATAGGCAGCAGAAAAAGTCAGGCGACCTTCTTTCAGTTCTTCAGCAAATTCAGGGATCAGATGCTTGTTGATGCTCTCGATCTGTGCGATCTTTGTTGCTGGCATTTGAAGCATCTTTGCAATAACATCACGAAGGCGACCGCTGTCAAGTTTATATCCCTTGATCGTTCTGCCTTCCTGTTTCATACGCTGCAAGATGTCCTTCAGCTGTTTTTCTTCTTCCAGAATGTCTGCGACTGTTTTATTTCGATAGTCATTCGCGATGATCAGGCGCAACATTTCTTCGTCTGCTGACGCTGGTGTCTGAATCTGACACGTTACCATTTCAAAATCTGTATAGCCCTGTTCGACAAGCAGCTTCAGCGCACGCCATCTTCTTTCGCCTGCTGTTATTCTGTATTCGCCGCGATCACATGGATCGTGAACGACTTCAAGATTTTCAATCAGTCCAACAAGCAGAATCTTCTGTGCAAGCGGTTCAATGTCTGTGACCGAATAGAAGTTCTTGTCGTTGCTGTACAGCTTTTTGATGTTGATGTCCTTCGTCCTGAATCTTGCCTTCGGTGTTTCATCGCCGACTGCTGCCTTCTGTGCGTTTTTGTTCAGCTGCTCCATTACATTCCACGCCATCTTCAATCCTCCTTTTCTCTGAAGCATATTTCTATTGCATCCAGTTCGCTGTCTGTCGTGTTCTTCAGGTCAATGTGTGAATCATCTTCCTTGTACGCCTTTTTGTTTATTGATGCCCTGATCTGCTTCTTCAGCTTGTCTGTATCAATCACAATCTTCAGCATCTTTCTGGCTTCGCTTATCGCTTTGTCGATCTGCCTGTCTGACATGTTCGGTGTGCTGTCAATCTCTTTGATACGCTTCCAGAAGTCTGTGTCGTCCAGTTCATAGAATTGTGTCATCCTGTCCCTGAACGCTTCCAGCTGGTTTTCTGCATATTCCTTCGCGTCTGCTGCCGCCTTCAGCTTTTCAAAGTCGTCAATGCTGATTGTGACCTGTCCTTTTAGTTCCATCGCATTCCGTCCTCCCTTCTTCTCATTTTGTCCAGTTTCAATGTCACTTTCGGAACTCCGATGCCAGCTTTGCGAAGGTATTCTGACAACTTTGCAAGGTCTGTGACATAATTTTTTTCGTATACGCGACCATGTATTTCATCAACGTAGTATTGCTCTTCGTTGCCGTAGATCGTTATATCGTTGTGTGCTGTCAGAAGTGTCTTGATTTGATATGCAAGCGTCTTCCCTGTTCTTCTTCCTTCATGTGGATATGTGATGCCTTGTGACAGGATATATTCTGACTGCCATGTTTCAAGTTTTATTCCCAGCGCATGTTCGATTCTGTCAAGCGTCTTTTCATTACAACCGCACATGTCCGAATGTAGCTTTGCAACCGCATTTCGCGTCATTGCGTCTGCGCCATATTCATCGCCGTCCGCTAACGTGAAGGAATACGCCCTGTTTGTTTTTGTATTTTTAATGTACACAAGATTTCTTTCCAGTGTTCCTTCCGTCTGTCTGATTTCGACTTTCAGATTTTCTTCGTTTTCTGTGATTCCTGTGATTATCTCATACACTCCCATGTTCACACCTCTTTCATCAATTCATATGTCGCTGCACGATAGTCCTGCGTCACGATGCAGTTTTTTGAAAACTTCGGAAGTGGCACTTGTGCGACTGTTGACTTCTCTGCGATTATTGATCGCCTGATCGCTGTCGCAAAACAATCGTGTCCTGACTGTGTTTTCAGCCATTCTTCAACCTGAAGTGTCGTCTGGTTCTTCTGTCGCATCGTCATCAATACTTTCATGCGAATGTCAGGGTTTATTCTTCTGAACGATGTCAGCTGACTGTCCATGTTCGCAGCTGCTTCAATCTCGAAGCCGCCAATCTTGACAGGCACAATCACAAGGTCTGCTGCAATCATCACGTTTGTGACTGTCATGTCCATGATCAGACCACAATCAACAATGCAATAATCATATATAGTTCTGACTTCATTCATCGCTGCTGCAAATCGAAGAATCTGATCTTCTCCTTCTTCCTGAAGCAGCGTCATGTTTGTTCGCATCAAATATCCGTTCGCTGGTATGATGTCAATATTTCCATATGGTGTTGTTTGGATCAGGTCTGTTGTCGAATATGCGCCGCCTGCTGCCTGATGATTTTCAAGCAATTCTGGCATTCCCTGTCCTTCAGGATCAAATCTGTCGTAAAGAAGTGATATGTTGCCCTGCTGATCCGCGTCACAGATCAGCACTTTCTTTCCTTTTTCTTCGCCCATTATGTAGGCGATAGCTGCTGCGGTCATTGTCTTTCCGATGCCGCCTTTTTGATTCATTACTGCTATTATTTTCATTGATGTGCTTTCCTCCTGTTTATTATTTTCATGTGCCTTCTTAACCTTCTCGCGTGTTCGTCCGTCACAATGTATTTGTCACAATCTTGAAGTCGCCTGTCTGTTCCTTTTCCGTCATAATGCTTGCAATAGTCACATGTGAAGCAAGGTTCTTTCATTTCTCCTGTGCATGTGTCTGGCGTTTCCACATTGTTTGCGCAGTGGCTACACACGCAACCGCCGCAAGGAAAAGCATACTGTTTTCTGACTTCTTCTTTTCGCTTCGGCTCTTTCGGTATGATCCCAAGTTCCTGCAATGTGATTTGATGTGCTTTTTTATCGTCTTGCATTTCTTTCCTTCTTGCTGTTCTCCCAGCTGATCACTGCTTCCCTTGCCCTGTCGTATAGGTCTGTGTCGTTCGCTTCTTCAATCTTGATGATCTGTTGTCTGTCTGCTCCTTCGCCTTTATATATCTTTATCCAGCCATCATCGTATATTGAAGTGTGGCTTGACATTCGCAGTCCGTACTTCCTTGCGATCGGTCTGTATATGTCATAAAACTGTCTGACTGCTGCCGCATATCCGTTCATGTCCTACACCTTCAGCGGTTTCACTTCGCCGTCTTTCCATACGCTGTTGTTCTGGACTGACATCATTGCTTTGTTTTCTCCTTCAATGAACATTGCTTTGATTCCGTTTCCGTCAATCAGATTGATATATTCTTCAATGACCTTGATCGCTTCTTCTGCCGTGTAGCATGTTGCGACATAGTGTCCTGCTGCTGCCATATCGGTCAAGAACTCTTTCTGTGACGGCTGGTGTCTGCCCTTGTCATATTTCATTTCGATGTACAGTCCGCAATATATTCCTTTCGGGTACGGAAGACATAAGTCGGACACACCTGACTTCACGCCCATCTGCTTCAGCTTTACTGCTTCGGCTCTGTTCCTGCTGCCGCCGTTCGGGATGTGATGCAGCCATTTCAGTTCGGGATATTTCTGCATCTGCCAAGAAGCCCAGCTGACGACATTGATCTGTTCGGTATCTTCCGAACGCAACGCATACTTCATATTCATCGCGTTTCCTCCATCTTCTTCATATCCTGCATAATGTCGCCAGTGAAGCCCAGCCGCTTCATTTTCCTGAATGCCGTCAGGTCTTCAATACCTGACATCTTTATGATCCAGTCCTGAAGAAGCAATCCTGACTTTTTATACATATCTCTGACTTCTTCCCTGTGTGCCGCCAGCACGTCCGCTGTTCGTGTGATTATGATTTTTCTTTCAATGCTTTCTGGCGCGATGCCTTTTCGGTTCAGTTCTTCTTCAATCACTTTCACTGCGTAGATTTCCGCTTTCGTGACTGCCTGTTCCAGACACAATCTTTTTTCGTTGTCCACTTTTATTCCTCCTTCGTTTCCTGTCTTTCTTTCTCTGCCTTCAGCTGTGCTGCTCTTTCCATGATCGCTGTGTTATAGCTGTATTTGAACACGCCATGATTCCACAAGTTTTCCTTTGCTCCCTTTGTTCCGTAGTTGTAGACTGCAAGAACGTAATATGGACGCACATCTTCTGGAACTTCCTGCAAACTGTCCTGAATCTCCTTCAGGTAATCAATGCCGACTGTCACATTCTGATATGGATTTGTCAGATCAGTGCAGTTCAGGCGTTGCATTCTTTCTTTGTGCCATTTCTGCGCTATCTGCATATATCCCCATGATGTACCGCCATCGCCTGAAGCGTTCCAGTTGCATTCACTTTCCCTTTCGATCAGTGCGAACACCATTTCATAATCAACGCCATAATTCTGACAAACAATGTATGTGTATATTTGCGCCATTACTGGAAACTTGCCGCCTGCTGCCTTGCATTCGTCTGATATTTCGTGATAACAGAATCCTTCCATGTCTTCGCCACTCCAATCCTGTGACATTGTATTGAATGGATATTCTTCATCTGCATCCAAGTCACTTTCTGTTTGTTCTTCTGCTTCGCTTTCCTGTTCTGTTGCCGTCTTTCCTTTTGCGCTGATCATGTCGCCGATCGCAAATCCCAGCATTACCGACACATATATTGTGATGAATGTGATCAGGATTGCTGCTGCCGTCTTCGGTTTGCGCTGAAGAAAGTTCTTTGCTGTCCTGATGAAGTTATGTACTGCATCGTGCAGCTGTCTTCTTCTTTGCCTTCTTCTTCGCTGTTTTCTGCTTAATCTTACTTGTTGCTTTGTCAATCTTTTCTCCTTCCTGTGGCTGTTTATACATCCTTGCGTATATATAAAATCTGCCATTCATGTTGTTGTATCTGACTTCATACGATGTCAGCTTGTAGCCGTCTGCTGCATACCATTTCTTCAGCTTGTCTTCCAGATCGCATCTGCCTGTGACGATTTCGTCAACATCCTTCTGCTTGAATTTATAGTGATTCTTCTTCACTTCAGGCTTTTTCAGTCCTTTGCTTGCTTTCCATGCCTTTTGATACTTTTCAACTGGTTTCGGTTCTTTGCCCTTCTTTTCAGGGTGCTTCTGTTTCGTGATGTAGTTCGCCATTCCTGACAGTCCATGTTCATCCTTCTGAAGCCTGCGCACTTGATTCCTGCGCCCCTTCTTCCACTTTTCTTCAACCGCTTCCAGCCCCATGTCGCCATCGCACACAAAATGATGATGCCAGCGTCCTTTGTCTGAACACTCTGTCACATACACATAACGCAGCTTTGCAAGTCCCTTCTTCCTTCGCTCATAGTTCAAGCGTCCTATGTACAGTGTCATGTCGTGCTGTGCTTCCTTCATGCTGTTCGGCATGTTGTCGTCTGTATATGTCAGTGTTCCCCAGATGTCATTGTCCGTGAAGTTCGCATTGATCGTCCTTTCACATTCCTTCCTGCTGTTCTTCTCATTCAGGTTTCTTTGCGCCTGCCTTTGCTTCTTCAGCTTTGCTTCGTCTGGTATCTGCTCTCTCTGTCCTCTTCTGAACTCTGGATATATTTCAACATCCATCTGCTCTGCTGCCTTTATCTCCTTAGTGGCATATATTGATCTGACTCTGCCTTCATTCAGCATCCTGCACATGTTGTCTTCTTCCAAGTCAGTCAACATCTTCTGGTATGCTGCTTCATAGTCATAATCTATATACACATCCTTCTTCCTTCTCTTCATGTCCTTCTTTGCTCCTGTTATAGATATTTATATATTTCTTTGATTTGTTACTATCTATTACAAGGACGCGAAGCCTTTTGAAAGCCCCTGATTTATTGACTTTTTTGGAAGTCTGCTGTATAATTTTTTATAGATGTGCAGACCTTAAAAAGTCACAATCTGGATCGCCTTCGGAAGCCGCCAAGCTAGTCCGAAGGCTTTCTTTTTTGTCCTTCAAGATGCTTTCGCTGCCTTTGTCTTAATCTCCGACAGCTGCACCCTGATACCATCATTCCTGTTCGACAGGATCATTGCTATTGCTTCAAATATTCTTCTTGCGTCTGGTGTATTCATGCGTTTTCCTCCTTGTATCTGTTTTCCCAGAATGGACAGTCTTCTGTTTCTCCGAATCTCTCCGCTTCTTCCTCTGTCATTTCTTCTGCTTTGTCACAACCTCCGAACATTGTTGCTGTTGTGCTTCCGTATGGTACAGAATCCCAGCAAGCGTTCTTGCAGTCATAACATGTCTTTGTCGGTCTGCTCATGCTTTTTCCTCCTACATTCCAGCACCCCTGAATATAACTACCATTGAAGGGAATGGGGCTGCCTGTTTGCTGTTTCCGAACTTCAAACGCCCCTTCACAAATCTGATTTCTGATCGGTGCTGAATGAAGTCGTGAAAATATCTTGTGTCTGTTCTCGCTGGTATCAACATAACAACAATCGTGTTGTCTTTTGTTCCTTCTCTGTACGCTTTTTCAACCCAGTCTGTAATCGCTCTACCATACGGAGGATTGCAAAACACGCGATACCCCCCCCCAGTCCTTTGAAAGACCATTGTCTTCTTTCGTGAAATACTTTTCACACTTGTGATTCTGTTCGTCAGCGCAAGGATCAAGGTTGAAATGAAATTCCTGATCAAGTTCTTTGAAGAAGTCGTCAGGTGTCGCCCACTGATCTGTCTTACTGCTGTCTCTTATACACATCTCCGAG